CGTACTGCTATCACCGACACACAATTAGGAACGGATGTTCTCAAGCTATATAGAGATGGAGTTCTTAAAGAGCATTCAGTCGGTATCAATTTTGTACGTAGAGACTTCTCTAATGAAGATGAAGCCTACATAGTCAACGAAGTTAAGATGTGGGAAGGATCAACTGTTACTTGGGGAGCGAATGAAATGGCGCTAGGAGGAATGGCCAAAGGATCTCAGAAAGATCAGGTTGATCAATACAAGACATTAGTCAGAGCATTTGACTCAGGAGACTATACTGACGAGACTTTTATGCTAATTGAAATGCATATCAAGAATTTGGAAGAAGCATTGAGAAAATCACTTCAAAACACAGAAGCCGAGCCAATCACCTCTGTAAGTAATGACGCCGATTTTGATGCAATTTTCAAACAATTCAACAATCAACTACAAATCGAAAAGGAGTTCAAATTATGGACTTAGAAAATACCTTAAAAGAAGGCTTGGCTTCTGTAAAGAATGGTCTAGCCGAACAAACTAAAGCCCTTGAGGAGCGTTATAGCAAACTCGAAGAGCAAGTTAAACTTTCAGGCGAAGCTGATTCAGCTACCAAGTCTGAAATCAAAAATCTTGAAGAAGTAATAGCTTCTCAAAAGGAAAGAATTGAATCAATCGAAAAGAATAACAACCGTTTAGGCGGTGGATCTCAGCCTATGTCTCTAAAAAACATCCTAAAGGATGGTTTAGATTCAAACAAAGATCAAATCGAAGCGTTCAAAGCAGGTCAAATCTCAGGCTTTACAATGGACACCAAAGCAGTTATCACCGAATCAGGTGCTTATACTGGCGATGTTGTTCCTGCTGATTATGTTCCTGGATTCAAATTCGATCCTGAGCGAAGAGTTCATGTACGTCAGTTCCTACCAGTAGGTACTACTAACTCTGACAAAATCCGCTATATCAAAGAAACTAACTTCACCGACAACACCGGTGTTACTGCCGAAGGCGTTGCTTCCGGACAGAATGACTTTGATTTAGTTGCAACTGATGCAGTAGTAGAGAAAATCTCTGCACATTTCCGAGTTTCTAAAGAAGCTCTTAATGATACTGCCGGTCTAGCTTCTCACATCTCTTTAAGAGGTATGGAGAAGTATATGAAAGCCGAAGATGCTTACAACTTGTATGACTCTACTTATGGTCTTACTGTAACATCTACTGACTATGCTTTAGATCAGTACACCAATGATGCAGATGCTCAAGAGTATGATGTACTTTTAGAAGCTATCAAGCAAGTGAGAAATCGTAACTTCCAACCTAGCGCCGTAATGATGTCAATCGCTCGATATTTCGATATGATTCGCAACAAAGATGCTGATGGTCGTTACATCTTCCCACAAGACGTTATCTTCGGAACTCGTGTGCCTTCTATCTTAGGTGTTCCAGTAATTGCTACTAACGCAATCAATGATACCGATGGAGATGCTGATGACTTCTTAGTAGCTGACTTTGCTCAACTATGTACTTTATTTGATCGTGAGTCTGTTTCTGTTCGTTTCTACGAGCAAGATCAAGACAACGCTATCAAAGATCTAGTAACTGTACAAGTTGCAGGCCGTTTAGCTCTACCGACTTACCTACCTAACGCAGGTGCTTTCGGTAACTTCACAACTGCAATCACTAACGCAGGTAATTCTTAATATTACCATAAGGATGTTTGGAACTTGGGGAGGTTCGATTCCTCCCCATCCTTCTCAATTAAACCCTAGTATTATGCCTTACAGAGCGAGACGGAGCTTCATCCATAAAAATCAACGAATAAAGAAAAACGATCCTCTCAAGTTAGATAAGGGTTCGATAGCTGACTTACTTTATAAAGGATTAGCATACGAGACAAAAGAGGACAAGCAAGCTTATACAGTAGATGCTAAGGCGTTCATCGAAAAGGATGAAAGCACTAAAACGATGTACTATGTGAAGCGCAACAATCAGATTATCGATAGACTAACCAAATCCAAAGCCGAAAAATTAGTCGAGGAACTCAATGCTTAAATCTCCTTACAAGGGTAAAACTGGCCCATTCACTTACTCAACTGTTGACACCGGAACAAATGCCTCTACCGATGTACTAAGTACGGCAGATGCTAAAGCCTGGATGCGAGTAGATACTTCCGCAGATGATTCGCTGATTGCAAGTCTAGTCGCAGAGAGTATAGATTTTGCAGAAGAGCAATACGGATTCCAACTGATAGAGAAAACAGTTACAATCGAGTACGAATATTATGGCAAGGAAGTCCGATTACCTCTTTATCCAGTACAAAGTATCACTTCAGTCAAGAGAGTCGATACAGAAGGAACTGAGACAACTCTAACCAATAACCAAGACTATTATCTGACTGGAGATACTCTTATAATCGATACAGTATATGGATGGGAAGTTCCTGACGATAGAATAAGGCTAAAAGTTGTATATGTTGCAGGGTATAGCTCTATACCTTCCGGGATAACTCTAGGAATAAAGAAGTTAGTAGCATCTAACTACGAAGATCGCCAGGATGTAGTAGAAGGAAACGTATCCGTAATGCCAAATAGTAGCAAGGCACACTTCAAGAGATACGCCAAGCTATGAAAACTAAGTCTCGACAAATCAACATCGGGATGATGAAGCAGAGAGTTACTATACAGTATTACTCTCTAACATCTGATGGAATGGGTGGTAACACTAGAACCTGGAACACTCTTGGAACTGTATGGGCTGATGTGAAGCCTCTGTCAGGCTCTGAGGCGCTCGAAGTAGGTGGGTTAAAGGGTAAGACTAAGTATAAGATTCGGACTCGTTACAGAGATGATTTTGTAAGCGCCGGATATTCGAGAGATACTTATGACCATCTATTAAGATTGCAGTACGATGGAAAAGAATTAAATGTAGAATACGCTATTAACTCAAACGAAGATAATGCCGTTACTGAACTCATAGCGTTTGCAGAATGATAAGCGTTAAGGCTGATATCAAATCTATAAACAAAACTCTAAAGGTACTCGATAGTTTAGGGGAGAAAGTACGTAAATCAGCAGAGAAAGAGATAGAACGTTCTGCTCGTAACATAGAAGGAAAAGCCAAGAGAAACGCTCCAACCGGTGCGAATAATAGACTGAAAACATCTATCGATGTAAGAGGATCAGGTTTATCGAGAGAAGTATTTACAGATGTAAAATATGCACCGTATGTAGAATTTGGTACTAAATCAAAAGTTGATATACCTCCTGGTCTAGAGGGATATGCGATGCAATTTAAAGGAAAGAAAGGAGGTTCTTATGAGGATATGGAAAAGAGCATCAAAGTATGGGCAAAGAGAAAAGGCATACCAGAAGAAGCAATATATCCTATTATAAAATCGATACTTCACAAGGGAACAAAAGCTCAACCTTTTTTATTTCCGGCATTCTTTGCAGAACAACCTCAACTCTTAAAACGTCTCAAAGGAGTTCTTCGTGGGATTAAATGATATGCATAAGCAAACCGGTCGGATGCTTCGTGAGGATAACACTTACGTCAATCGGGCGGATTATATCTATAACTCACACAGAGACTACTATAAGAAAGTTCTTGATTTCCACGTTGAGATGTCTTTGGGTAATGTGCCTAATTTTAGCATTGTACATAAGTTTGGGAGAAATGCTAATGTAGGCAGTACGTTTGCACCAATTACACAATCGGGATTTTATAGAATGCCAACCTCAAATACGGCGCTAGAAATTGTTTCGAATAGTGCAGATGATAATGCTTCGGGTATTGGAGCTAGAACGGTGTATTACGAAGGGCTGAAAGAGGTGGCAGGTGAGTTAGTTATCACTTCGAACACAGTAACTATGAACGGTCTTACGCCGGTTGCGCTTCCTGATTCTCTTATAAGACTTTATAGATGGTATGTTGCAAGTAGCGGAACGTATGCAACGCAATCAAGCGCAAGCCATCAGGGAGAATTAACTATACAAGAAAGCGGAGCAGGTGATATTTGGTCGGCTATAAAAGCCAATGGAATTTTTAAAGGACAGTCTCAAATAGGATGCTATACTGTTCCTAGTGGTTATACTGCCTTGATAAATAGGATAGCTTATTCAGTACAAGCAACACTTGAAGCTGAAATTATTTTTATGCAAAGGAATGGGGTTTTGAATACAACTGCACCATTTGATGCACTTAGAGTAATTACAGATATTGATTCCGCAAAAGGCACGACTTCAGTCGATTTTGTTGCTCCTATAGCTATACAAGAAGAAACGGATCTAATTTTTATGGGTAAAAGTAAAGGCGGTCAAACACTCCCGATGACGATAGACTTTGAAATTAAACTTGTACAAAATGGCTAAAGATTCAACCACTCAATTACAGACAGCGTATTATACGTTACTTAATAATAATGTAACCATATCTGGTAGCGCTATACCAATATACGATGATGTACCTTCTAGCGCCACGTACCCATTGATACATTTTAATGATACAACATTAGTTGATAATTCTACTAAAAGCACATTCATGGATGATGTGACATTTAGTTTGTCGGTTGTAGATAGGTTTGGGTTAGATAATGGATCACGTGCTAAGATTAATAGCATAGTAGATCAGGTAAAGCAAATAATAAGAGCAAGACCAGTTCCTTTTAGCTTAAACGATTTTAATGTAATCACCTCAGTGGTAGATAACGATGTCTCAAGAAAGCAACGCACAGATACTTATACCTATTTCATACGCGAGCTAAGATTCCGTCATATCATAGAGGAAAAATAAGGCTGTATTAAAAGTCCTTATATTTTTTTATATTTTACAAAGTTTAACCTAAAAACAAAACTTAATATTATTATGGCCGCAATAAATGGAACTTTAATACTTTTTAAGGTTGATGTCGATGGTGGTACCCCTGCAACGCTGGGAGCGACTACTTCAGCAACTTTGAATATTGACATGGACTTACCTGATGCTTCATCAAAAGACTCAGCAGGATGGGCAGATCATATACAAGGACAAAAATCTTGGTCTGTTGATGTAGATGGAATTGCAAATTTTATATCCTCTACCGGAAATGTAGAAGAGCTAGGCAATTACATACTTAACAGAAATACTGTTGATGTTGAATTTGTACCAAATGATTCAGCAGGTGATTTACCTTCTGGTACTTATGTAAAATACACTGGCGAAGCTTCTTGTGCATCTGTAAGCTTTGTAGCAGGGAATGAAGATACCGCAACTCTTTCTGGATCTTTTACTGGAAAAGGCGCGTTAACTGCATCAACCGTTACTAAGGCTTAATGAAGGGAACTAAAAAAGTTACCATAGATGGCAAGGCTTACGCGTTTAAGTTTGACTTAAATGCTTTGGAGCGATTTACTGAAGAAGCAGGGGTAGGATTAAATGGTTTAGATGCAGCACTTGACAAAGTTGTTAACATTAAGCTATTTATACAAGCCCTTTCGGCTTCAGGAGGTGATGAAATACCCAAAGAAGCCATCGGAACTATGGACTTTGCGCAATTATCCCAAGTGTTTGAACTAGTAAGGGAATCAGTGGGAAACCTGACGGGCCCAAAGTAAAGGGCCAACCGATTGAAAGTTTAGAGGAACTGTACATACTAGGTTATCAAATGGGATTAAAGCCTAACGAGTTAAGGCATACAACAATGTATGATTTCAACTTAATGGCAAGAGCATTTACAGAAAATAGAAAGCATGACTACAATGTTATGCGGATAAACGCTTTTTTAATCTCTGCGTATTCAGGGTTAGAAGGGAAAGCAAGGAAAAAATTAACACCAGAAAAAATGTTCCCCTTAAAATCAAATAGCGAAAAACCAGAAACAGACAAGAAAAAGCTTTTTGATTTAATAAAAATGGTGGAAAAAAGTAGGGGGATGGCATGATAGCTGCTTTAACCGCGAAGATAGGAGCGGATATAACCGGATTAACCAGTGGTCTTAAAAAAGCTGGTAAAGATCTTAATAAATTTGGCAGTGACGTGTCTAGATTTGGAGCGGCAATTTCTGTAGGTATTTCCGCCCCATTAACGGCAGCAGCTACACAAAGCGTAAAAGCTTTTGATACTCAAATACAAGCAGAAAAAAGATTAGAAGCCGCCTTAAGAAGCGCAGGAGAATTTAGCCAAGCGGCTTTACAAGATTTTAAATCTTTTGCCAGTGGACTCCAGCAAGTAACAACTGTAGGTGATGAATCTACATTAAAAATGTTACAACTCGCTAAGTCCATGGGGCTGTCTAATGAGCAAGCTAAAAGCGCGTCTAAAAATGCTATTTCTTTAGCCAAGGCGATGGGTATAAACGAGCAATCTGCTATACGCTATACTGCCGCTTTAGAACAAGGCGATGCTACGATGTTGAATAGGTATCTACCTACTCTTAGGCAAATAGATGACGAGACTGAGCGAGCTGCTAAAGCCCAGGAATTACTAGGTCAAATGTTTAGCGCGGCTACATCTGAGGCTCAAAATGGTTTAGGGCCATTAATACAATTGCAGAATACCCTTGGTGACTTTCAAGAAGATATAGGCGCTATAGTACTAGAGTACATGCAGCCTTTTATAGATGGCTTAAAGGATTTTGTAACAGCATTTAAAAATAGTTCTGACGAGACTAAAAGATTTATAACGCAAGTCATGTTAATAGGCTCAGTAGCAGGGCCGGCAATTGTTACTCTTGGACTAGCAATTAAGGGCTTAGCTTTAGGATTTGCAACTTTGCTTAGCCCGGTCGCTTTAACTGTGGCTGCTATCGCTACTTTAGCGGCAGGCTTTATATATGCAGGGTATAATTTTGATGCAATAGTTGAAAGATTTAAAGATATTTCATGGTGGAAAAATAGCATTTTAGATATGGCTGCATTTTTTGCAGCTAATATGCCATTACTTGGCGGTGGCGTGGATGTAGCGGCTAAGTTTTTGGCATTAAAAACACCCATCGATGATACTAAGACAGAATTTAAAAGCTTAGGTGAAGTAGCAAAAGAAGTCTTTGCAGACATTACTGGGCTAAACTTCGATAAAGTATTTACTTTAGAAGGGCCAGAAGGGACTAAAGAAACTGGTGATTCTATTGAAAAATCATTCGAAGGCGGTGTAGAATCTGTTAGTGCAATGAGTGGCTTAATAACTAATACGCTTGTGCCATCTGCTAATATGGCAAAAGTAGCCCTCACCGATTTGCCTGGTTTAATAACTACCCCGTTAATCAGCGCGGCTCAGGCCGCTACGTTACTTACAGATATAACTAATACCTTTACTAGTTCTTTCGGTCAGGGTATGGCTAACGTCGTTGTCCAGGGTGAAAAACTTGTAGACACATTAAAAAACATTGGGAAACTATTAGCAAGTGCTGTAATACAAAAAGGAATAAGCATACTTTTAACTGGAGGGTTAGGCGGTACTGGATTCTTTGGCGATGGCGGTGGTATATTTGGATCCTTACTAGGGAAATTAACTGGTACAAAAGTAAACGATGCTCTTATAACTAGCGCTGGTAAAATTGTAGAATTTCACCCTAATGATAACATACTTGCAATGAAAGATCTCGGTGGGCTACAAACCCAGGGTGGGACTCAGAAAGTACAACTAGGTGGAGAGTTCAGAGTCAAAGGTACTGACTTAGTACTAGCACTTGATGAGGCTAACTATTCATTAGGTAGGTAATGGCATACGGACTTAAATACTATTTTGTAGATAAGAAAATAGTAGGCTCAACTACTACCACGTATAAATTTGAAATCCTTGAGGATGGGCATACTGGTGGGTCAACAGAGTGGATAGGTGTAGACATAAGCAGGCAGTATGAAGAGTTATCCTTTCGTAAATTAAATTATCTTCAAAAATCAACCTGTAGTGGCACAATAAGGGTTGAGGATGCCACACAAAGAGGGGTTATAGAGGCAATAGCTGGCTCTGAAATAGGCGACTATAAGATTCAACTAAAAAAGAACGGCACTATAGTTTGGACTGGTCTAGTTGTCCCTGATCTTACAGTTATTGGTGAGGAAAATTACGGCAATCAATCGGCTACCATACAGGCCAAGGATATTTTTATAAAAGGAGACTATCCTTTAACGACATTAGTACCAGATACAAGGGGCATTGAAAAAGCTATTGTTTTAATAGCAGAAATCTTAGATACACTAGGGTATCAGCTTGATATAGTTTCGTATACATCGTGGATAGAAAATGGGTTAACACAGACTGATGATATACTTAACCAGTCATACCATGAAAAAGAGCGCTTTAGAATATATGGGAAAACAGAGGATGAAGCAGACAAAGCTTTAACTAATCAAAAAGCTTTAGAGTATATACTAAAATCGTATGGCCTTATCTTGCGCCAGGTTAATGGAAATTGGAATTTAATACAAGTAACGGCTTTTAATAATATCTCGTCGGTAAGGAAATATGTATACGATTACCAAGGAACACAAACATCCAGTACCGTTACTCATTCAATGGGTACTTCTGCAGGTAGCGATAGTCTATATGTGCAAGGTAGCTCAAGTAA